TGACAAACGAACAAGCCGGGCAATTTATAAAATTGATATACGAGTATCAAAAAACAGGTAAAATTGAAGTAAGTGATTTTGCTATGCAAATGGCTATTACACCTTTTTTAAACCAATTCGAGCGAGATAATGAAAAGTATGAAAATATAGTAGAACGTAACAGGGGCAACGGTTTTAAAGGTGGTAGACCTAAGAACCCAAAAGAACCCAAAAAACCCAATGGGTTAATTACGAACCCACCGCCCACCAAAAAAGCCGATAGTGATAGTGATAGTGGTAATGATAGTGACAATGGTAGTGGAAATGATAAGAAATATATTTATAAATCAAAACGAGAATTTTACGAAAAAGAGATTTCAGACAATTTAACCAAAGAACAAATCGAAGGTTATAAAAACATGGTTAAGTATATCTTTGGAGAAAACCCGATTAAAGTTCCTTTGGATAGAATACTAAAAGCAAAACACCAACTCAGGTATGAAAGTTTTGTAGAACTGATTGAGATACAATCAAAGTCAACTAAAAAACTTCGTGATATTCTTTTATCAATTAACGGGTATGAAAAAACACAATACACAATCTTATTCTCAGCACTTAAACAATGGTTCAATGATTAACTACGGTAAAATACCTCCACAGGCTATCGACTTAGAGAAAACCGTATTATCTGCTTTACTTTCAGATAGTCAGGCAATAATAGAAATTTCAGACATTTTAACCCCTGAGATGTTTTACAAGGACGAACATAAGAATATTTTTGAAGCAATACAGACAATGTTTAACGCGGGGAAATCTATTGACTTACTTACCGTTACTGACAAATTACAGGAAAACGGCAAGCTAGAGGAGTCTGGCGGGTTTTATACGCTTAATAAACTTTTAGGCATGGTTGCTAACTCATCGCACATTGTTGACCATTCGCTTATTATCCGTCAGAAATTCATCAGGCGCGAAATGATTAACCTTTCAATGCAAACGGCTCAAAACGCTTATGATGAAACTTTTGAAGATTTAGAGGTTTTAGCAATGCATGAGCGCGACTTGGAAAAAGTATCTAACGCCTCTGTTATTACTTCTGAAAAATCACTAAGTCAGATTATGCGACAAATGCGTAATAAAGAGAAGAAATCAGGAATACCCGTTAAAAACGCATTACGTGACATTGTAGCGAACTTATCCGCTCCTGACCTGATAATACTAGCGGCGCGTCCTGCAATGGGGAAAACCGCCTTTGCGATGCAAATAGCTATGGAATGCGCAGAGTATGACGTTCCTGTTATGGTTTTTTCTTTAGAAATGTCAGAGAGCCAATTAGTAAACCGAATGAAAAACAGGTTAACAGGTATTCCTGTTAAAAGATTAGAAGCTGATAATATTTACAGAGAGGAAGCTGAAAACCTTTTAAATGCTGAGGTAAAATTAGATACTTTGCCTATCTTTATAGACGACACCGCAGGATTATCGTTAACAGATTTTAAGAGTAAGGCTGCAAGGTGCAAAAGAAAAAACAAAATAGGGCTTATTGTAGTGGATTATATCCAACTAATGAGCAACAAAAGCAAAAACGGGAATAGAGAGCAGGAAATATCCGAAATATCAAGGGGTTTGAAAATCGTAGCTAAAAATTTAGGCGTTCCGGTTATTGCTTTATCTCAGTTAAGCAGAAAATGCGAGGAACGAGGCGATAAAAAACCAATGCTAAGCGACTTAAGAGAAAGCGGCGCAATCGAACAGGACGCGGATATTGTTACTTTTTTATACCGTCCTGAGTATTACGGGATTGAAACTATTGAAACTAATGAAGGGACTTGCTCAAGTGCAGGGATAGCCGAGATTATCGTAGCAAAATACAGACAAGGCTCAACAGGTTCATGTTTCTCAATTTTCGAGGGTGACAAAATGAACTTTAAAGATTTATTAACTTTTACAAAACCTAAAATAGATGCTTTCTAATATTCAACAACAACTAATTATTTATTTCGAGCAACTTCGTGATAAATGCAAACAACCGGAAAATAAAGAGGCTATCCAAAAAGAAATTGACCGGCTGAAAGGGTTAGGCATTAAATACGGAAAAGACTATATTATACCATGAGAGCCGCCCGAACCGACCGCAACCAAACCGAAATAGTAAACGCCCTGCGTAAATTAGGCTGCTCCGTAGCTGTGACCTCTGCAATGGGTAAAGGCTTTCCTGACTTAGTAGTAGGTTGGAGAGGGCGTAATTTCCTGCTCGAAATAAAGGACGGCGAAGCGATACCAAGCAAAAGGAAGTTGACACCTGACGAGCAAAAGTTCCACGATTTTTGGTTGGGTGAAGTGAAAGTAGTTGAGAGTGTCGAGGATGCTTATCGGGCGGTTGGCGCCGCGAAGTAGTAAAACCTTACAAACTCTTGCAGAAGCGAAAAGCGCGGGGTAAATTTGGGAGTTCTTAAAAATATGGGTTATCAACGATAGGTTGAGATAAAGTGCAGCTAATTACTTGAAAGCTATGGATAAGCAACAAAAAAGTCATTACACAATATTTGGGTTAGGTTGCAAAGGTTGCCCCAAGTGTGCCGGATGCTGAGTAGTCACAGAAAATTAGCACCCATATTTTTTACAGCCGGGAAGACGGCATTTTTTAAAACTTAAACTTATAAAATGAAACTAACCGACTTAAAAAGCCCATACCGTGAATTAGCGGAGATGAGGCATGAACAGAAACCATTTGAAGAAATGGAACGTAACTTTTTGGAAACAAACTACTTATACTTAGCTTTTGTTTATGATTACACTAAAGAAGGATATGATTTTTGGGATGATGTTGACAGTGGTAAGCGTCCACCTATCCCTCAATCCTTGCTTGACGAACTAAGTGAATGGCAGAAAAAAGAACCGAAAAAAGAACCCGACTACGAACTGACAGCTTTAATCGAATCACCCGACCACAGACTATTTACTGCGGCTGTGGCTGCGATGCAGGGGATATTGATTAGCGATGTGTTCCATGTTTCTAAAATTGAAAACATAGCCAAAGTATCAGTAGAACAAGCCCAAGCATTACTAACCGAACTAAACAAAGTGAAATGACACGTAAAAAAATAATTGCGACAATCGCTAAAAACAAAGAAAAAATCGCTCAATTAGAAGCTGACAATTTATTTCTTTTAAGAGAAAGTTATATGCTTAATGACGATGTTACGCAATACATCGAGGAGGAAAGGGATGTTGTAATAAGCAAACGCCCAAAGATTGTTGAAAAGCAATTGTTAGGGTTTGTAACATGGGAGGAAGATTTTATAGATGAAGATACCAACGAAGTTGTAACAATTCGGCGACATAAGTTGGTGAAAAGAAACGGAGAATGGGTAGTTTAACAGCTAAACAAAATTTTATGACAGCAGAAGAAATTTTAAACGACAAATTTTACAAGCCTGATGCTAAAGATTGGTATAAACCAGTTTTGCAATGCATGGAACTATACGCCGAAGCAAAGGCTAAAGAGTTTGCAGAGTGGTTGCATGAAAACTGGAACGCAAAACATGGTGGTTGGAGTGCTAAGACGGGAGATATTAATACTATTTATTCGGCAAAAGTTCTTTACGAAACCTTCAACCAATCAAAATGACTGCACAAGAATTAGACAATTTAACAAAACGGTTTGCCTTAGAGGTAGCCGAATTTGAAAGGGAAAAAGATTATATCAACGGCGGTTTCGTAGTTGGTTTATTCAGAAAATACCTTATTGAAGCCGAAAAAGACGCTTGGAACGCTGCTATTGATGCGGCGGCGGAAGTGGCGAGACTTGAAGTAACTGAAATAGCAACAGGCGAAAAGGTTATAACTATTGATGCTTCTGTAAATGGCATAACATCTGTTTTAGTTTCCAAACAATCAATACTCAACCTTAAAAAATGACCCCAAAGCAAAAAGAAGTTATGATTTTGATTAACAAAAAAGTCCGAGAGGACAAAGAGGTTAATCCAAATCCCGAATTGGAGAACATACATCTGTCAAGGAACCATATTAATGAGTTGCTGAGTTACATTTCATCAATACAGCAAGAAATTGCGGTTAAGATGGTTCAACAAAAATTAGAAATTTAAAATAACCCCACAGGAGGGGGAAAGAAAATGAGCAGTAAAAAAGATTTGGTAGAACATAGCCCATTTGAAAAAGGCAGTCAGTTTGATATATTACACTCGGCAATAACTAATTGTGCTATTGAGGGGACAGGTAATAACGAACCGTATGTTATTTACGAATGGCTTGAAAAAACACCTAAAACTTCATTAGTGGTTCACATAGTTGAAAAGCTGAATGAAATGGGGTATAAAATCGTAACCAATGACTAAACTCGCCCTAATCATCTCAGAAAACCGGACTATCGAAGTCAGGCAGCACTCAGTATCAAAATTGATTTGGGAGGATGTCGTGACCGGAGAATGGTATTATTTTAATCATTTGAAATTTTTATGAATATGACAAACGAGGAAAAAGCAATAGCATTAATAAACTTTGCAGCTTCTTTAGAGGGTGAAGGGTTTACATATTCAATAGTTTGCGGACACGTAGACGAAAAAATTAACCTATCTTTTGGACTATACGGATATACCGAAGATGCAATAGCTTTGCTAAGATATGCCATGTCAGAAGATGAAAATTTTAATGATATAGTATTGGCGGCAGTTCCATTAACTCCAATTTGCGAAAACTAATTTGGTAATCTCGCAGTAAGTAAGTAGCTTTGTTTATAATAGTAGACAATAATGGGTAAGTATATTTGACAAATATGGACAAAAGTTTACCAAAAAAGGCATTTATAGAAGCGTATAAAAAAACCTTCGGAAACATAAGCAACGCTTGTGAAACTATTGGCATATCAAGACAGACCTTTTATAACTGGCAAGAAGAAGATGCTGAGTTCAAGGCTGAAATAGAAGCTATCGAGCCTAACGAGTTACTTATGGACTTGGTTGAATCAAAGCTTGTTGAGAAAATAAAAGAGGGCGATACGACTGTTTTAATTTTTGTTTCCAAAACTAAAGGTAAGAAAAGAGGGTATGTTGAGAAAAAAGAATTAGATGTTTCTGGCGGACTTGGTATAACATGGAACGAGCAAAAGACCTATGATTCTAACGAAGAAGCAGACAAAGGCGATTGACATTTTAGATGACGACGAAACTACTGAACTTTTATTCGGTGGCGGTGCCGGTGGTGGAAAGACTGCTTTAGGCTGCTACTGGCAAATAAAAAGGCGGTTAAAATATCCAGAAACAAGAGGCTTAATCGGGCGTTCATCACTTAAAACTTTACGAGATACTACATTGCAGACATTCTTTGAGATAGCAAAAAACCAAAATTTAAAAAGGGGGTTACATTTCGACCTCACATCAGCACAAGATAAAGAACGTCCTAACTGTATCGTTTTTTTTAATGGTTCCTTTATTTACTTAAGGGATTTATTTTTATACCCGTCAGACCCGGAGTTCGATGATTTAGGTTCGTTAGAAATTACCGATGCTTTTATTGATGAAATAAGCCAAGTCAGCCAAAAGGCAAAAGATACTGTAAAAACAAGGATTCGTTATAAGCTAAGTGATTATAATTTAATACCGAAGTCTTTATATGCAACAAACCCAGCTAAAAATTGGGGTTACTCTGAATTTTACTTACCGGATAAAAAAAATACAATACCAATTGAGAAAAAGTTTATTCAATCTTTGGCTATTGACAACCCACACATATCAAAAGAATACATAAAATCACTAAGGGCTTTACCTGCCGGCGCGCAAAAAGAACGTTTATTGTATGGTAACTGGGAATATTCTAACGACCCGTTAACCATGAACGAATACGAGAAAATCTTAGAACTTTATACCAACAACTTTGTCCCCAATACAGGGGTTATGTATATGACTTGTGACATAGCCTATGAGGGTTCAGACATCTTTGTTATCATGGTTTGGGACGGATTACAAGTGATTAAAGTCATAACAAATGATAAGATAAGCGAGGTGGCGGTTCCTAACTGGATAAACGAACACCGGTTAAAATACAAAGTCCCTTTGGGTAACGTGATATACGACGCCGACGGGGTAAAAAGATTTGTAAGGCAATCGGCAAGCACCGGCACATTAAACGGGGCTAAAGAGTTTCACAATAACGGAAGCCCAATTGATTCTGCTTACTTCAACCTCAAGAGTGAGTGTTACTTTAAGGCTGCTGACTATGTAAACACGAATAAAATATTCATTAAAGACGAAAGTTTTAAAGACCAATTCATACAAGAGGCCGAACAAATAAGAAAAATTGAACACGCCGACGACGGCAAGTTAAGAGTAGAGAAAAAGTCCGACCTCAAAGAAAGGTTAAAGCGAAGCCCCGACTTTTGGGATGCATTCGCAATGAGGATGTTTTTTGAACTAAAACCTAAACCAAGACACTCTGCAGCCGGAACAAACTATAATCCCCAGAGGTGATTGGGCAAAGTTTTTTTAGGCAATGTTTTTACAAAGATTATTTATTTGTAAATTTGTAAATGCTTGTAAAAATCCAAAAAAAGAAGTATATCATTCCAACGTCTTGGGATAATGTGACTTGTTCGCAGTTTCAACAGTTACTACTCGCTAAGGATATTTTTGACAGAATACACGTATTAACAGGAATACCAAGAGAAATAGCTGAAAATTTAGCTTGGGATTCAATACAAATTATTTTAACCGCTATTGAGTTTTCAACAGATTTCACCGGATTAGACGGGGTTAACGTTTACCCTAAAGAGTTTGAAGGTTTTGATATTTCACAACAACCGGCACATACTATCTTATCCGTTCAAGGGGTGATTAAATCAGCAAGTAATAAATTTGAAGATGAGTTTTTAAAACACCTTTACTGTGGCGTTGATATATTAAACATCTATGTCGAACAGGCAAAACACACAGACGAAACATTAAGCGATATAAACATTTACAACGAACCAATAACAAAGTGGTTTGGACTAATGGGTTTTTTTTTGAGCAAGTGGGTAAGTTTTTCGATAAGTTCAGCGATTTATCTAACTACGAACCAAGCGAATACGAAAAAGAAGCAGGTATTGAAAGGCTCTCGGCGTTTCCCCCTTATATCGGGATTGTTAAACCGCTTATGGAGAAATTCAAACAAAGTGCAGACTATTTCATGAACGAATGGAACGCCACCACGATGTATATGTTTTTGTTACATGATTACGTAGAGAATGACATACAAAAAAACATCCAACAGTTAGAAAAAGAAGATAACCTATTCCAATGAACTTTAAAGAATTAAGAATAATTATTGAAACCTCCGCCGAAGCAATTGGGATGGACTACTATTTCGGAACTGAAGCCGATGGGTTTCTTAACCGGTTAACAGCCGGAGAATTAGTTGACGGTGGGCACTGTTTGCAACACGACACATCCGAAGGCATAAAAGTAACCGGTGGATGGGCGGCTATTCCAATTAGGTTATCGCTACTCAGGCAGACTTTAAGAAATGTAGGCTTAACAGATGAACAGGAGCAAGGAAACGAAACCCCGCGAGAGGATTTGAGATTAGCCATGTATAACAAATGGATTGACCTAATGGCAGAAATTGACACAAACACCGATATTCAAGTTCAGGATGAGTGGACATACAAGTATATTAGCTATGGCGACAACGTAACCGAAGGTATAATGGTTGATTTTAATATAATGATTTATGACTGCTGACGTTAAAATAGTTTTAGACAAATGGGCAAAGGAGAAAATACTCGACTTGAAAGAGTTTTATCTACATGCTTTGGTGTCTAATTACAACACGTCACCGCTTAAGGCTACCGGTAAATTCGGCCAGTCATTAGCTTACTCAATAGATGACAAAGGGTTAATTATTTACACTACTGTAGGGTATTTATCGGCACTAACAGAGGGGACGTCACCAAGCGAAGCAAGGGCTTTTTCATTTGACACTCTTTATAGAGATATTATCGATTGGGTAACAGCGAAGCCGGTAAAGTTAGAAGGCGGCATAAATAAGGAAACATTTGCTTACAGGGCAACTTCAAACATAATGAAATACGGCACAACTATTTATCAGCTTTACGGTAGAAAAAACCAAGACACGGGATTAATAAGTAAAGTATTCAGTGAAGCAGAAATAAACGAATTATTCATAGAATTAGAAGACATGATTTACACCGGCATAGGTTCACAATTAACAGCAACTTTGAATGGAAATTAAAACTTGGGCATATTACTGGAACTCAGCTCACCGTCCTATCGTAATTGAATACGATTACGAAGATAGAAATATAACCGGTTACGCCGACAACGGGGGTAACTTAAGAATCACCGTAGCAACTGCTTATAGTGAAAATTCAAGCCAAGTTCCCGCAGTTGGTGATTTTATGATTATCAAAGCCACCGCTTCAGATTATACCGGACGTTGGGAAATTTTAACAGTTCACTCATCTACTGAGTTTACTTTGGACGTTCCTTATACAGGAGGCACTGTATCGCTTTATAAAGTATATTTTGAACGCAGACCAGAAATTGAAATTTATAAAGGTTACGACACTGGCGAGGAATACGAAACCGAACTACCTTTGACTTTGGTAGCTACATTCACACCGAGAAACTCCCCTAACAATGATATAAGCTTAGATTTGTCTGGATGGTTAAGGAATATTTTTTCTCTTACAAACCCTATTTCAACACCCTCGACTGACTTTACCATGTTTAACCGGTTCAGATTAAAGTTTGACGGGGCACTACAGGAGTATTACCATGTTGTAAACTCAGCAATCGAAAGCGAGGAACTAAATGAAAAATTCGTAGATACTGGCCGGTATTTAGTCAGCGAGCAATACCCTTATGTGATGAGTTGCGGAAACGGCACTTTAACCAAAATAACCGATGCCGAAGTGATTAACGCGGTAGGTGATTTATTAACAATAATAACAACACCATGATGATAATTGAAAACAAATTTAACATTGGCGAAACTGTTTACTTAGTAACAGATGAAGACCAAAAGCCAAGAATTGTTACAGGCATAAATGTAACAGCTAACGGATTGAGATACAATCTTGTAAATGGAATTACCGATACCTACCATTACGAACTTGAAATGTCATCTGAAAAAAATATACTAACAAAAATAACTGAGTAATGGCATATCCCAAACTACCCGCAATAAAGCGACTTCAAGTAAAGTCAGGCAGCACTCAGACATTTTATATTTACTACGGTGATAATTCTATTACGATACCTTCACCGCCTACAGGGGTTACGTTTACCGATAATAACCCAAGCGCGGATTGGTTAAGAATCCAAGTAAACGGTTCAACAGCCAGTGACAGCACGAATGATTTTGTTTTGTTTTCTTTAGTAATTGATGTTGTGGCACTGGCCGACAGCGTTACGTCTGTTTCAACTTGCTGCGATACGGAAACGCTTTATATGACTTGGTTTAATCAAATCGGCGGATGGCAGTCGTGGGCTTTTAGGAGAAAACGGTCATTTACAATTGAGATAGGTAATAAAGCCGCTCAAACATTTGTATCAGGATTAACGCAAAAATACGCAAGCATGGGGGACGTTTACGAAGGCGAAATAGTGAACTTTGATATTACATCCCGTCCACAGATTAATGCCATTAGCACGGCTAAGTATTCAATTCAGGCGTATGTATATAATTCAGAAACTGAAGAATTTGATATACCTATTTTAATCGATAGAGAGAGTTTCACTAAATATTCAAACGGGCTTAGAGATAAAGTATTCAACTTTAATTTCAAATTCATTTACGCTGAAAAATTATCAATCCAAACCCAATGAGAATTGTTGTAAATGGCATAGAGTTAAATTGTGATGCAAGGTTTCAAATGAAATACGCAGTTACCGATACGTTAAGCGCAACCGGTGGTTATTCTACTGAAATTACCCTACCGCCTACAGCGAATAATCTAAGGGCGTTCGGATTGAATGACAACGTAACCAACGAAGATGACATTTTTAACTTCCAAACAACAACTGCTGACGAAAATGGGGTAGATTTAGGTATAGAAAAATCTGAACTTATATCTATTAATCCTTTTATAATCAGGATTTACGGGACAAACTCAAACGTTTTTAATCAAATTAAAGGCAAATTAAGCGATTTGGACTGGACGGATTTAGACCATGTATGGAGTTCTACTAATATTATTGCTTCTCTTGTGTCTTCGTCAGGGTATTGCTACCCTGTTATTAACTACGGGATTTTAGATACAGTTACTAATAATATTCAATGTTCAGAGTGTTACCCTGCTGTTTTTGTAAGTGATGCTATTGAGAGAATGTTATTTGGCTATACCTTAAATATTGAACTCGGGGATGAATATAACCAGTTGATACTGCCGTATTCAAATGAACTCCCAAGAGCAATAACAGACGAAGAAAAATACACTTGCGGTTTTGAGGTTTACTCATCCGGTGAGGCTATACCACTTTCAACAGAAACTGAATTGACTTTTGCAAATGAAGTGTCAGACATAGGGGGTAATTTCTCAACAAGATACACAGCCCCATTTGACATGTTCGCATCTTTTAAATTTGAAGTGGCCGCAAAAAGCCATGTAGCATTAACAACGACAGACGTTACATTTGCCTTATACAAGGACAACGGAAGCCCTGTTTTACTTGCTACTGGAACTTATAATTTTCCGGCCACTTATACAGATAAGTCAGTATTTCAATTTTCGGATTATTTTGAAATAAACGCAGGTGATGAAATATACATCACTGCAACCGGACTAACTCAAGCTGTTGACATTCGAGGCGGTGTTGATGGTAACGGTGATGGATATACAAGGTTCATGTTATTAGACATAAAGGATATTGTAATACTTGGGTTCACTTGGCGCGTAGGATTAAACCTACCTGACATAACACAAGCGACTTTATTAGAGTATGTTTTAAATTCCTTTGGAGCGATCATACAGGCCAACGAAGCGACTAAAACTATTTACATCACTAAATTAGACACAATCCGGAACGCACAAGGCGAGGATTGGACTAATAAAATAGATTTAAGCTCACCGATAAAAAGAACTTTCGACATGGCGGAAGTAGGTAAAAAGTCAACATTTACTTACTTAGAGGATGACAACGTAACAAAACCAACAGGAACTGATTACACATTTGACGTTAATTCAGACAAAATAGAAGCAGAAAAAACAATCTATACTGCTCCATTTGCGGCTTGTATGACTGAAAATAAATTTTCATTTGGGCTTCCTGTGGTGAATATAGAAGTTGACGGTGAAAGTGCTTGTAAGCCGAGAATTTTAATGAACAGGACGAGAAGATTGTCTGAAAATATTAATTACCAAGTTGATTATTCAACAGTTGGAAGCGAGAAAACGGCTTTTGTCCCTTATTTCTATGACATAACAAAAACTTATGATTTAACATGGAGAAAATTAGCTGCAAACAACCTGACGACTAAAATAGAAATGATACAAAATCCGCGAGGTATTGAATGTTTAATAAAATTAAACGCTATCGATATTAATCAACTTGAATTTAGAACACCAAAATGGATAGGCACTGTAGGGGAAGAAGTTATCAACGCTTGGTTTTTTGTTTCAGAGGTTAATTATGACACACACGAAAGTTCTTACGTAAAATTAAAACTACTCAATGGATAATAAGCAAGCGATATTTACTTTAAAGATTGATAACGGCAATTTTGATGCTGAAATAGTAAAAGCTACCAGACAAATTGAAGCGTTAAAACATGAAAAGGTTTTATACGATGAAAAAAGAAAGTTAGGGTTAAAGCTAACGGATGAAGAAGTTATAGCTGAAAAGAAAATTCAGGCTCAATTATCCGCGCACCAAGCGCAGTTAAGAAACCTCCAGAAGATAACTCAACTTCAGACTGAAGCTAATATTGCTCAAAAAGGCAGTGTTGACCAGTTAACCAAACAATACAAATCTGCTGAGTTAGAGTTAAAAAGATTAGGCGGAACTGTAGAGAGAGGGGCGGACGGAATACTGAAATTAACCGGCGTAAATAAAGCCAACGAACAATCTACAAATGAGCTATTTCAAACCCTTAAGCAATACGATGCCGCTTTAGGTAAGCATAATTTAAACGTTGGTAACTACGGAGGGGTTTTAAGCGGGTTAAAACAGAAAATATCTGAACTTGACCAACTTAGAAGTGTCGCTACGGACCCTGAGGAGGTAATGAGATTAACTACCGAAATGCGTAAGTTAACACTTCAGTATGACCAATACACCGGTAAAGTAGATGAACTTGGAAACAGAGTAGCTAAAAACGACATAAAAGACGGGTTCATGGATGCTAACGGGGCTGTAGGTGCTTTGAGTTCGGGGTTATTCCTTGCTACAATGGCAATGGATGACAACTCAAAAGCAGGTGAGATACTCCAAAAAGTGATGATTGGGGTCACGGTTGCCCAGACCGCTTTGTCTATAGCGCAATCAAAAGCAGATGTAATGGCAACGCTGCTAATCGTTAAAACCAAAGCACTTGCAGCGGCTCAGTGGCTTTACAATAACGCAGTAAGCGCGTTTACTGCGGTAGGGGCTATTGCATTAATAGCGGCTTTAGTTAAAATTGCAGCTTCTACTAAAACGCAAAATAAAGAAACGCAAATAGCATACGAAATAGAGAAGAAATGGGCTGAATTAAAAGAAGATAATATAAAAAAGGAACTTGCTAAACAAGAGCAACTTTTTGAGATATTTTCTAACGCTGAAAAAAAGAGAAATGATATATTATTGCAAGAGTCTTTAGGAAACGAGCAGTCAAAAGAAAAAATATCTTTATTGCAAGAAGAAATAAATTCTTATAATGCTGCAATAGGCGCGAATGAAAAAAAGGCAATAGCCAATAAGCAATTTGGTGCGTTTGAAAAGGTTTTAAATAAGGATACAATAGATGCCTTAAAAGCGTTAATCTTTGCTCGGCAGTTAGAATTAAACCAATTAAATACAAGAACTCAAAAAGCTGTTGAGGTTAAAGATGTAATTGATACCGAAACAGGTGCTTTAAGGGAACAAATCACTACGATAAACTTATTAACAGCGGCCGAGCGTTTACGATTAGACCAGCAAATCAAATCGCAGTTTATTGACAATCCGAATGTTCAAAATGCTTTCCAAAAGTTATTAGGTGTTGATGACGCTACCTTTGCTCAAATATGGGAACAGGCAGGTGTGCCTATTGCCGCCGCCGAACAAGGTATAGTAGGTGTTGAAAACGCCACAAACAACGTAAACAACGCAGTAAACCAAACTAATGAAGATTTAAAAGCATGGGCTGACACCATAGCACAAAACGAACAATCTATTTATCAACTTGGGGCAGTGATGTCAGACGTATTTCAGGGGGCTTTTGCTTCTGCCGATGACGCGCAAAAGAAATTCTTTAAAAATGCCATTATAGGACTATTAGACTACCTAAAGAAATTCGTAATGGAAAAGAAAATCGAAGCCTTAGTTACTCAATTAGCGGGTAAAGGTTTTGCGGGTGTTTTAACCGGTGCTGTAATAGTTGGGTTGATAGATGGGGCGTTCGCTGCTGCCAAAGGTCAGTTAACCGGTTATATCGATGGCGGTTTAGTTTTACCTGAGCATGGTATTCCTATCCAAAGAAGCAACGGTGATGACCGATTAGCCACAATCAAAACAGGTGAAGTGATTATGAACGACACCCACCAACAAAGACTAAAACAAGCGGCGGGGGTGGATATTTTCAGAAAATTAGGAATACCCGGGTTCTCAGGAGGTGGGGTAATGGATGGCGGTTTTGCTTTTCGTCAGGCAACATCACGAACAAATGACAGTATAGAACTTAGAGAAATGGTAATGAGTGCAGTAAGAAGTATCCCGCCAAGTGAATTATACATCACTGATTTAGAGCGTATGCAACAAAGCAGAAATAAAGCGGTTAAGATAATATCTATTAATAAATAATTATATTTGCGTATGAGTGCATTTGAAGATTATTTAATATCACAAGGCTTTCAAAGAATGAAGCGCACAAGTGAAGGCTTTATTCCTGTTGGGGATAACTTTACTTTTAGCACAATGACAAACCTTTCAGTTTGTTACGTAAAAGATGGATTAGTTATTGTTTACGGTCTGAATGAGCGCGGGCTACCACCTACACTAATAGAACCAAGACCAAAATTCATTAAAGAAGGTAATGTTTTTAGAAGTTATAGAGACCACGATGCGCATAGATGGTTGGCGAATACACCATTTGACGAAATACTACAAGAAATAAAAAATATCGATGCTTCAAATAAAAAATCATATTAACCCAAAAAAATAATTTTCCAATGAAAAATAAACTATCCAAATTATTTAGCTATTTGCCTATAATGTATGGCGTTATGTTAAATGTAGCTATCGGACTGAAAATAAAGGTTTTAAAGGCGTTTGGTTACATAAGCACAAAAGAGTTTATGTTAATGGTAAACAGGGGCGAGTATGAGATGCCGCAAGATGTTATACTTCAGATTAGAAAGCTACCGCGCGAGCAAGTTAATTATAGGGATAAAAATGGTGTTATTAGAATGATGAAAGTAGCGCCTAATCAAAAAATGTATAAAGAGGTCATTCAAAGGGCTTCAATATATCGAAAATTGTATTTATTGAATAGTCATCAAGACCGAGAACGTCTAATATATGAAACCCATCTACAGTATAACAAAGAGTTAGTTCAAAGTATTTGTTAAGATTAGCGTTTAAAACCGCCATTTAATTTAAAAAAACGACACCAAAATGAAAAATAAACTGTCCAAATTATTTAGCTATTTGCCCATAATGTATAGCGTTATGTTACGAAGATATCGGAATAGAATTTTAAAATTAATTTTTAGAGGCGGGGTTTCTGTAGAGGATTACGCAAGGGAAATGGCGGGCAAACTCCCTGATGATGTTTGGCGGCGTTATTTAGAAACAAAAATAGGCATGAACAGGTATTTTAATAAAGAGGGTAATCTTTGTGGAAGCCCAAAGTTTGACAGAAAAAAGGCTATTGCTGTTTTTCAATCTCACGAACCAAATCTTCGATTTTATTAATGTCGTAGAAACTGGCATCACCATTGGTTAAAGTCGCGGTTAAGATAATATCTATTAATAAATAATTATTATATTTGTCCAATGAACCCAAAGGCGAAATTTTGGGCTGATTTTTTTAACTACCTATTTCGAGTAGTTACTTTTAAAAAAATCATGCCCCAACCCGAAAAAATGAAACGCTTATTATTTTATGTCGTTTCAAAGCCTTTGCGCATAACTCAACATTATGTTAATGTGTGGCGTGGTTGGTGCGTTAGCGTAGTGTGCATTTATAAAAAATCATGGCTAACACTAATGAATTATTGACTGTATCTGAAAGGATTGAAGCCCTACAGAATGAAATTAAAAAAGGAGTATTAGAAATCGCCGAATTGGCAAAATGCGATATTTCTGAAATAGAAATAATAAAAAACGAGCAGGGGGATTACGAAGTGTTTACCGCCGTTAATTAGAAATTGCATTAGCAATTTGCCTTAACACCATTGCATTAGCTCTCGGTGTTTTTGCTATTATATTGTTACTTTCTTGCTCATACCATATGGTAATCTCCACTGGTTGAACTGACTGTATATTTTTCAAGTTATAGAATGTTTTTAAAAGCCTCTGGCTAATCGCATCTTTTTCACCTTTTATTTCGGCTTTCTCCCTTTTTTAAAGTCCTCGCCTTGTTTGGCGGTTACTACTCGTATGCCGTCCCTTAATGCCTCACTCAAAGTGCAGTCGTTATCTTCCATATACAAATAAAGCTGTATTCTTAATTTTCCCTTTATTTGAATCCTGACAGCCTCCATATTTTGTTCGGGATTGAAAGGTCTTTTTTTCATTACACAATGTTTAGGCAAATATAAACACTTTGAATTTAAAAGTGATTTGTTTTGTATATTACTTTTTAACAAATGGCGGGAACTATTAATATTTTTGGCTTTATTGGTTCAGATTGGGACGGCACAACATTAAAACAAGTGTCAGAACAATTAGAGGCAATCTCGGATAACGAGGTAATTGTAAAAATATCTTCCGGTGGTGGTTATGTAAACGAAGGCTTGGCAATTTTCAACCTGTTAAGAAATTCAAAAAAAGATATTACGGTGCATATTATCGGACAGGCTTACTCAATAGCTTCTGTTATTGCAATGGCCGGTAAAAAAATCTATATCGCTGAATTCGCAGATATGATGTTGCACCCAGCTTGGACGTTTACAGAAGGCAACGCCGAAGACCTTAGAAAAACAGCCGACGAACTCGACGCGGTTTCAGATGAGTTATTTAAAACTTATTTAACCCGTGATAAAGCAAAAGACAGCGAAACTACATTAAAAAGCTATTTTGAAGCTGAAAAATTCATTAAGGCTGACGAATGTATTACTCTTGGGCTGTGTGACGGCTTGTTAGAAGACCAAAACGCAGTTAAATATCTTACAAAATACAAGGCAGTAGCCTATTTTGATAAACCAAAACAAAAAGAAATGTCAGAAAACAAAGAAACAAAGACCTTACTCGACGATTTTAAAGCGTGGTTTGAAGGCATTAAAAGCGGTTTCAAGGCTTCCGAAACAGAGGAAACCGAAACGCCTGAGCAGTTAAAAGAAAAAATCACTGCCTTAGAGGGCGAAATTGCCACTTTGAAAGGTGAAAAAGAAGCTACAGAAGCTAAAGTAGTGACTTTAACTACCGAAGTTGAGGCTTTAAACAACGTAAAAAACCAGTTTGAAGCTAAAATAAAAGAAGTTGAAGACATGGTTTTAGGTGCTGAAAATCCTGACAAAAAGAAAAAAGAAGGCAATGAAAAAACAGTGCCGGCTTACGAAACAGTAGCACAAAAAATGAAGCGTTTAGACGCAGAAAACCGTAAAAAATACAATCAAAACTAATAAACAATGGCAATAACTATTTCAGACACCTCGTATGCCGGCAAGTATGCTTCGCCGATAATTACGAAAATGACTACTGAATTTGATTCAGTAAACAAGGGCGTTTTATATGTTGCGGATTCGGTTAGAAAAAAAATAACTATCCCTACATTCTCATTAACAAATTTAATTCAAGACCGCGCAGCTACCCCAACTTCACAAGGAACTGGAACTGTAAATGGTAGAACAATTACACCTGCCGACTTTATGGTGTATTGGGAATTTAACCCACGCGACTTTGAAACTCACTTTGAAGCTGAAAACTTAACAGACCAGTTACTCCGTAGAGAGTTATCACCTGAACTGTTAGCAGTTTTAGAAGGTGAGGTGACAAAATTTGTAAATCAATACATGGATTTTTCCGTTTGGCGTTCACGCACAAGCAATACAAATACTTATAAGTATTATGACGGCTTTGTAAAGAAAATGTTGGATGACAGCGATGTTATTGATATTGGAAGTGCTGCAGCTCTTTCTGCTTCAAACATCGAAGCAAAATTAAACTTGGTAAAAGATGCCATTCCTGATTCAATCTACGACCACCCTGATGGTAAATATATTGTGAATATCGAAGCCGGTAAATTCTGGGCTGATGCACAAAGAACAGCAACTTACAAAGGTGCTGGATTAACTGACAGAGGATTAATGATGTTCGATGGTCGTCCGGTAGTTCCGGTAGCAGGTCTTCATGAAGACACTATCATCTTTACTCATTGTTCAAATTCACCTCAATCGAATTTACACTTAGGTATCAATTCAAAAGATGATAGCTTGGTTCAGTATGACTTCTTACAAGCAAATTCAGAACTTTGCTTCTTCAAGATGTTATTAAAAGCCGATGTAAACTATCGCTATGGTTCAGAAATTGTTTTATACACAACTCAAACTGCATAAAAAATGGCAACAATTTATCAAGATAAAGAAAGCGGCAATTGGACAGGTTCTCAATTGACTTACCGCAAAGAAACAATTACATACGCGTCATCTGTAGCCTTTGTTGCTGCGGGTGCTACTGCTGCACTTGCTTTGGATGCAAACGTTAATATCCGTTACATGGCCGCTACAGGTGCTTGCACTTTTACAGCCCCTACTTCGGGTATCGCTTCAGGAACAGAGTTACACATTCATGTGTTGACTGATGGAACAGACAGAACTATGACCTTCGGGACTGGTTTTGAGTGCCACCCTGCTGCCGGAACTAAAGCAATCGAAAGCGCAACTACCGGTGTATTCAAATTTGTTTACAACGAGGCAGAAACAAAATTCATTGAAGTTTCAAGTTCATTCACAACTGCGGCATAATGTATCAGGAACTAAAAAATACGCTAATCGAAACCGGCAACCCATTTGTTTGGGTTACGGTTAACGGTTGGTATTTCAATGAACAGCCCGATAGTATTAAGTTCACATCTGAACAGGCGTTATCCGTCAACTCCTTAGACGAATTAATTGACTTAAAGAGTGAAGCAATACTTGAACAGGGCGAAACAATAATTAAAAAACCTTCTAAAAGGACAAAATAATGGCTTCATCTTGTAATAAACTAAACACTGATTTCGCAGCAACCTGCGATAGTATAAAACGCGTTGGCGGTGCTGGCTCTTTTATTTATGCGTGTAACTTAAAAGACATCGCTTCTTATACAGTAGATGCCACTTCAAAGGATATTGAAACTATCGTAATGGAGGCTTCAGCTACCCTTTATAAAATCGAAGGCAGAAAGGCTAAAAACTCAGGTTCTATTGAACTTCAAAAAGGTGATTCAATTAATACTTGGATGCAAAAATTAAACATTGTTTTTTATTCGCACTCATCTTTATTGAATACCAAAATTGAAAATTACGCAGAAGCTGAAGACTTAGTTTTCTTTGTTCCTGATGCCGGTGGTTATATTACCGTTTGGGGACTTGACGTTAACTCAGGTTCTGTTAGTGACCCGTGGGGTGGATTAACCGCTGAAAGCGGGTTAATGGAAACAGGAACTGAAATAAATGGCCGTAAACCAATGGCAATTACCTTTAGCGGTGAATTAAGAAATACAGAGCGATACTTTAACATTGATACAACACCTACATACACAGCTAATATTGCGTATTTAGAAGCGTTGTTATGAATTTAGAGATTTATCGACAGCCTTTTGATAGGGCACTTGGGAACCTCTATGTAAAAGATTATATAGAGGTTTTTCCACATAAAAAAGAAGATGTATCTTTAGGTTGTATTGATTGCTACCGGAAAGCATATTCTAAATTAATTTGGCATTTAAAAAAAACTGAAATGAAAAAATTTATTTTCTTAGGAGTAAAAGGTAAGGAATATAATTTCCCGAACCTTAAAATTTACGGTTTAACAACTGAAAACATAACAGAAGCAATTGCTGCAAAATTGTATGAAGCAAAAAGCCCGTTGGTAAAACTTGCTAAAGACAAGGAATGAACGTATTCGGATCAAAATTACCTACTTTTTCGGAGTTTGTAAATAGATACGTTCCTCGCTTAATGAATAAGCAGGAGGGGACTTATCAATACGGCTCTAATAACCGGTTGCCTCAAGAGATAATCGCAATGGTTGGAAATAACGCCGCCATTTTAAAAGCTTTGAGGTTAAGGTCTAAGTATATCTATGCTAACGGGTTTCAAGATGAAAAAGCCGGTAATTTTATTATCGATGCCGAAACGGGTAAAACAGCAAACCAATTGCTAAAAGAAATTGCATTCCCAAAAGCTTTATTCGGTTCTGTTGATTTGTATGTGACAAAAAAAATAAACGGCGAAGTAGTAAAAACTGAAACCCTGTCACACGATTTAATCAGGCGTAGAATAGATGGAGATTACGAAATAAATCCTTATTGGGGGATGCCTGATTTTAAAAAGTCAGACACACTTAAATACAAAGCGTTTACTCAGGGTAAGCCTAAAGAAGTATTCAAGGATAAAAAAGGCAATTTGCTTGGTGAAATTATTTACTACTGGAATAAAGACGCTATTTCTTTTTTCTACCCGATACCTGATTGGTTCGCAGGTGAGATGGATGTAAGGACAAGTTCCGAACTTTCAGCAATGGATTTAGAAATGGCTATTAACTCATTTATGACTTCGGCTATACTCACTTTAGTTGGTGAAAACTTAGACGAATCCAAAGACGGTGAATATAGCTACGTTCAACAGGTAACTCAGCTACTCACACAGTTCACCGGCGGTAAAAAGAACGCTGACGGCACGAGTGATAGAATGAGAATGTTATTATTAACCGCACCTGATAAGGATTCAGTTCCTATTTTAAGCCAATTAGCAGTAGATAAATTAATCTCAGGATCAATTGAAAAAAGAGAGGCTGTTGACAGATTAATAGCCATGAATACAGGCGTTAACCCTGTTTTATTAGGATATGACGCAGCGACAACTTTAGGAAACGTTCAGGCCTTAAGTAACGCTAAAAACATGCTTAGTGATAACGTTATAACAGACCAAGAGGATATAAAGCAAGTATTTACCATGCTTTACCCAAATATGGACTGGACTATATCTCGTTTAAAAGCAGTAGGGCAAATTGATGCTAAGGTAATGGAGGTGTTAACAGAAGATGAAAAACGAAGCTTAGAAGGTTACAGCCCTATTGAAAAAGAAAGCGATAGTGCCAATGACGTTATAAATGCTTTAACTTTATTACCTGCTTTGGTTGCCAATGAGGTTATGAAAAACATGACTATCGAAGAAAAACGCAGCTTAGTAGGTTTAGAAACAACAGACGAAATAAAAAAAGAAATAGCTGTCAGCACCAATAACTAATTTAATAACCAAAACGTCTTTAATAGGTATAGTTCCGCAATTCAGCGCGAATGTGGATGACAACCACTTTTTAGCGGCTGCGAATTATGCAAATAAAAGATTAAATAATTTACTACCGGCCGCTTTATGGACACGTTTAGAGGCTATTTATTCACTTGGAACTTGGTCAAACGCAACGGCTTATACAACCGGTCAGGAAATAGTTTACAACAACAGAGGTTACGTAGCACTTCAAAACGGAACGAATAAAAACCCATCAACAGAAACTACCTACTGGAGTGAAATTGAGATTTATTCAGTTTGGCGGGATTATTTAAAACCGTTTCTTTGTTGGCAGGCTTATAATAATTTCTTAATTTACGGCGGGATGTTTGTAACTCAGGGCGGGATTAAAAAACATATTGACTTAAACGCAGAACAAGCAAGTGACGAAGAAAAATCACGGGCTGTAAAAAGGTCACAGGAAATGGCGGACATTTTATATATGGACTTTAAAAAATACATGGAAGACGTGAGAAATACAATAGACACTGTAGTTTATACTTTTTCAAATACCACTTCTTTTAAGCCTAAAATTGGTATTCATATTGTAAAAATGATTGTCCTTTTGCTTTGTTTTTCAAAAGCTTACGGCCAATACCCGCTACCAATAGTAAACGAGCCTAAAAATTACCACTTTACTAAAAATGTTTATATCGATGGCCGGTTTAAAGTAGGTTATCCTACTCCAACGATTGCAAGAGATATTCATTTTGTGGCCGACACGATAAGATTAGAAGGTTTAGACGGAACTGGAACTCTTTTAGGTATCGATGCAAACGGAGATGTTACAAGAGTAACAGGAGGTGCTGGTGGTGTAACCGGTTTAAACGATTACGAGCCTTTATTTGGGTCATTAACAGGGACAATAGAACAAGATAACTTTTGGTATTACGACCCTACCACCCAATACATGCGATTAGGCGACCCTGCGGGAACAGTTGGTGGTGAAATAGCGGTAGTGGACGGGACAGATGCAAGCTCTATGACTGCTACCTCTATAGGTGTTTCAGGTTCGGTAGGTCAAACAATAATGGACGGGCAATATTTTACTTTATTCGATTTAGATGCCGAATTCTTTTCAATAGGACGGGCTACATGGTCAACAGACGAAGTTCTTTTGTTTCCCGCTGCTAAAGGTTCGGTAAATCAATCTTTGCAATGATCAAATGTAACAGGTGATAATGTTACTTTGAGTTGGTTCACTCCTACAAGCGGTTCTGTCACTTCATTCTCATTTACTGACGGTAACGGTTTCGACGGAACTGTAACCAACGCAACCACTACCCCGACATTAGAACTTACCACAACAGTAGGCGACAACCAAGTAATGTATTCAAACGGCGGTGATTTGCAAGGGTCAAGTTTGTTTACTTATGATGACGCTGCGGGAGTTGAGAGATTAGATGTAAGTGCTTATGACTTTTTATTTAGGGGAACTTCTACTTACGGGACTTTAATGTATGCTGATGACGGTGGAAGCGTTCAATTTGGTGATGTGTCTGGTTCTGCAAACGGCACACTAATAAGCCTCGATGACAGTGGCGAAACAATTGTGCTTGACGCTGACAATGGTATTGTCGTTACTCAATTCGCAGCAAATGACGCAATTACTTATATTAATGACGCAACCGAAGTAATAACTCCCGTAACCTTAACAGCAAACGATTTCAATTTTTCATCTGGAACTTTAAGCATTGACTATACCAACGGGCAAACCGCGAACACATCAACAAAAGGTTTTTTAACCGATACCGATTGGGACACGTTTAATAATAAGGTAAGTTTTGACATTAACGGGAAAACGGCGGAAACAAGTATAGCGTATGACGATGAAATACCTATTTATGACATTTCAGAAGGCGCGATAAACAAAATCACAGCCGAGAATACCTTAGCAGGTTTTAACCGCCCTGACGTGGTTAGAAATTACAAATTCACTTATTTTAATGAGTTCTTAAATACAGTCGGAACTGCAACAGGTGGAAATGATATTATAGCTACCAACTCAGGCACGGGAGCGGGAACTAACAACGTATCCACAGGCGCAAGTAATAGAGTAGGTTTAGTAAGGTCAACAACAGGAACTACCGCAACAGGTAGGACATCACCCGGGACTTCATCTACTGCATGTGCTTTTGGTGGCGGAACTTGGGCGTATGAAATTGAAATTAATCTTGCTGCTTTATCTACGGTAACTCAGAGGTATCAATTAGTAATAGGATTTCACGACGTTCAAAATGCAGCAAACCAAGTAGACGCAATCGCTTTTGTGTATGACGAAGGCGGTGTTTCGACTGGATCTGCGGCTTCTGCGAATTGGCAAACTTTAACAAGTTCAAACTCAACAAGGACATGGACAACCACAGGAACGGCAGTAGCTACAGGTTGGACTAATTTAAGAATAGAAGTAAACGCAGCAGGTAACTCAGTTACTTATTACGTGAACGGGGTTGCAATGGGTGTAAGTCACACGACAAACATCCCAACAGGCACGGCAAGGGTAGCGGGTTTTGGTTATCTTATGATTAAATCAATAGGAACTACCGCTTCGACAATGGACGTTGATTACCTTTTTTGCGAAAGCGATTTTACAACAAATAGATAATATGAGAATTTACCTAAACATCGAACAACACGAAACGGATAACTAATCGAGATACCATGACTTCAAAATTTCTAAACACACCACTAGGTTCATGGCTTAAAGTTGGCTTAAGTGCATTTTTAGGTCAAATAATGGTAATATTAACCGACCCTGCACAAACTTTGTTTTGTTGGCAGACAGCGCAAAATTTAGGGATAATTTTTGCAACGGCGGTAATTCCTTTAATTATTAACTGGCTGAACGCGGCAGACCCACGTTATGGCAAAAATAAACAACAATGACACTTTCAAAATCACAAACACATTTACTTAACGGATTTTTCGGGGACGAAAAAATGTTATTTGGTGCTCCATTTGTTACCAATTCAGACTACAACAACCTTTGCGATGAGGTTGAAACATGGGAAGAAGCAGCAAACGGAAACGGATTAGTAGGAACTAATGACGACAACACTACATTTAGCTTTGGAGTTGTAGGGTTCCCTAAGCCGCCAAAAAGAAACTAATTACTTCTCCCTTAAAAACACGACAAATGCTATTAGAAACAATAGATAACGGGAGCGGGGCGGTTAGTTTGGTTTGGTTTGCCGGTATATCATTTAGCACTGTAATGGTATTAATTGGGGTTATTTGGAACGACCAAATTAAGCAACAAAAAGCAGCACTTGCAGAACAAAAGCAGCAAAACGAAGTATTAAAAGCTATTGCTATCGACATAGCAGTGATGAAATCTAACTCAATTACAACTACAAACGATGTTACACATATCCGGTCAGAAATGGAGGAAGTAAGACACGATGTAGGGTTAATTGATAAAAGAGTTTATAAACTTGAAATTGCCAAATAAATACAAGTGGTTTTTATTTATACTCCTTATCTGGGCTTTAGATAACGGGTTTGCGGCTATTTATTATTTATTCCCGAACGAAACTGATGAACAGTGGATGTTTAGAATACAAGTCTATACTTCGAGCCTGTTATTGATTAACTCGTTTATTTATTTCTTTATAGCTAATTTAAGGCGTTTTAAGCCTATGGACAACATAGATAAGGGCTTTGCATTGGTTTGTGGAATTGCTACCGTGTATAACTCCTTACGGCTTGTTTTCGGGGTAATTTACATGAGTGACCTATGGTATTTAGGATTTTGGGGTTTATTTTTTATTATCCTGCTTGTTTATAGGATTATTAAATAGTTTTCATTAAGTGTGTTTTCAGCCGCTCGTGAGGGCGGTTTTTTTTATGCGTATCTTAGTTCATCTCTCATAAATTCATGCTCTGAATTGTCAGTTAATTTGACAGTATAAAATGCTTTGGCAGTTGATGAACCTTCACGGCGGTTTTCAATTTTAACAATCACGCCTTCAAGTTTTGAACCTGCAATTTTTACTTTTTGTCCGATTTGCATATTGTTTTTTTTATCTGTTAGAAATACTTGTTCACCTTTTAGTAAATCCATTGTTATGTGCAAGGCTACGAAACTGCATCTAAACGAGCATTTGTTATTTCAATAGCTTTTGGATTAATGTCGCAACCTATAAAATTTCGGTTCAATTCTTTGCAAACTACTGCGGTTGTTCCCGAACCCAAATAGTAATCAGCAACTGTATCGCCTTCGTTTGAACTTGCTTTTATAATTCGTTCAATTAATGCTTTTGGTTTCTGTGTATTATACCCATTCC